GACAGGGACCACGCTAACCGGCACGGCTGTTCAAACATTACCGGCCATCACACAGGCCATAGCGGGAATCCATGTGGAAGCAAGTACGTCGATAGCGCCTATCGCCGTCCACCACATGAACCAGATGAGGGCAGCATGACGCTCGTATTGAAACAGTCAACCTCAATCGATATCAGAATGGGTCCGTTCGTTGACAAAACTGATGGGGTAACCCCAGAGACTGGTCTATCTTTAAGTGAAGCGACTCAGGCCGAAGTTCTGAAAGCTAATGGGGCTGGAACCGTTACAATGGGAGGTACGTTTGGTGCCGTCTCTGGATGTGACGGCTGGTACGATTACACAGTCGCCTCCGGAGATGTAGATACCGTAGGCGAGGTAGTTTTCGTCGTCCAAGATACTGGCGAGTGCTTACCAGTTTTTGTCCGAGCACAAGTCGTCGAAGAAAACGTCTATGTTGCGTGGTATGCAGCGTCAGCGGCGGCTGGGACTGATCTGGCATCTATCCTCACAGACACCGGGATCACGCTGGACGGCAAGCTCGACACCATCGATGATTTCTTGGACACCGAGATTGCGGCCATCACAGCCGCTGTCATTACCAACGCCGCCGGTGCAGATGTCGCCGCAGATATCATTGCTCTCAAAGCCGAGACTGCGGCCATCCTGGTTGACACTAATTCCACATTACAAGCAGAACTTGACGCTATTCAAGCGGCGGTGATCACAAACGCAGCCGGATCAGATATCGCCGCCGATATTATTGCCATTAAAGCTGAAACGGCTTCCATCCTTACGGATACAAGCTCCACGCTCGACACGAAACTGAATACTATAGACAGCATTGTAGATGACATCCTCGTTGACACAGCCGCAATTGCAGCCATCACAACGGCGGTAATTACGGGCGCTGCCGGTATTCACATTGCAGCCGATATTATTGCCCTAAATGATATATCTGCGGCGGAAGTTAATGCTGAAGTTGATACCGCTATTGAGACTTACCACTTAGATCACCTCTTAGCAGTGGACTACGACCCGGCTAGTCCACCAGGAGTTACAACCGCCCTACTCAACGAGATCGTTGAAAATGACGGTGGCGTGTCGAGGTTCACAACGAATGCCCTTGAAAATGGTCCCAGTGGTGGTGGTGGGGGTGGCGCTACAGCAGCCGCAATCGCCGACGCTGTCTGGGACGAGGCTTCGTCTGATCATGATAATGCCGGGTCTTTTGGGGGTATATTGCATCCCCCTGGTGGCCTGACGAGGAAGCTATAATGACGGCAAAACGCAGAGATTATCGTAAGGAATATCTTACATATCACAAGAAGCACTTGTTGGATAACAACGCCCGGCATCGCGCTCGCTATGACGCCGAGAAGAAGGGCAAGGTCCATGTCGGAGACGGCAAAGATATTGACCACAAGGACAACAACCCACGTAACAATTCCCCGAGCAATGTTCGTGTGGTATCATCAAAGGCCAATAGGGGCCGTGATAGAAGGAAGATCATCTGATGGCTGGTAAAAAATCTTCTAAGAAGAAAAAGCATCAATTCAAGGTTGTTGATGCAAAAACCGGTGATTACAAACCAGCGGAAAGCGGCAAGATCGACGCAGATAACTTTATGTTCGGGTTATTTCAAGAGAGCCCGGCTTTTGCAGAAAGTGTAAGCGGCAGGGATGTCACCGCTCGCCAATCACTGGCAGTTGATAAAGTTAAGAAAAGCCGCCGTGGGAAGGGCCGTAAATAATGGCAGCGCCGACCACATCAGGCACCGTCGCCTTCAAGCTGGACATCCTTCAAGTCTGTGAAGAGGCTTGGGAGCGCGCCGGTAAGGAGATGCGGACAGGGTATGATCTTCGGACTGCACGGCGCAGCCTGGAACTGATGATGCTTGAGTGGCTGAACCGTGGGATTAACTTATGGACGGTGAAAGAGGCCAGCCTTACCCTGGTGGCTGGCACCACCGAATATACCCTCGCAGATGACTGCGTGGACGTGTTAGAGGCCACTTTAAGAGACGGTACGGGCACGTCCCAGACAGATTTCAATATGACACGCTTGTCGGTGTCCACCTACGCTCAAACCTCCAACAAGAACACCCAGGCCCGGCCTACGAGTTATTATGTGGACAGACAAAACCGCCCCTCCGTGTTTTTGTATCCAACGCCGGACGATGCCACCCAGGTGGTCAGGTATTGGTATATCAGGCGCATGGAAGACCTTGGCGACAACACGAATAACAACGATATGCCTGAGAGGGCTGTCCCGGCTCTTGTTTCTGGTCTGGCTTTTAATTTGGCCCTCAAGACACCAGAACTTGAGCAGCGTCTACCTCTTTTGAAGGCGCATTACGAGGAACAGTTTGAATTGATGGCCTCAGAGGACCGTAGTAAGGCATCGCTGATGTTTTCGCCGTTGCAGGACTTTATTGATGTGGACTTGGCATGACAGGGCATTTTGCAGCAGGGAAACATGCCTTTGGGTTTTGTGACAGGTGCGGGTTTCGGTATCCACTGAGTGGTCTGAAGCAAGAGTTTGAGGATAAAAAGCAGAATGGCTTGCGTGTTTGCAGTTCGTGTTTGGACCGGGATCATCCCCAACTCCAGTTGGGCCGTGTCCGGGTGTACGACCCACAGACGTTAGGTAATCCAAGGCCAGACTTAGGCTTGACGAATATAAATGGATTGTTTGGCTGGAATCCAGTGGGGGATAATGTCACACTGGAGTTAACTGTAAGTATTGGCTCGGTAACTGTTACGACTTCATAGGAGATGATTATGGAAGCCCAGTTTAAGAAGAAGAAGCGCCCTGGCGCTAAAAAGGGGTACAATGACGGCGGCATGGTTAAGGCGGATCGTCCCGGCATAGGTATTAAGCCCACGAACCAGTCTACCATCAAGGCTAAAGGTATAGGTGCCGCCACACGGGGCGGAAACTTTAAGGTCTGACCATGAATTACGCTTCACTCTTAGCATCCGTACAGGAATACACGCAGAACTCGGAGGCTGTTTTTGTGGCCGAGATACCGAATTTCGTCAAGCAGACGGAAGACCGTATCCAGCATCTTGTTCAGTTGCCGATGTTTCGGAAGACCTCTTCGGTAGCAATGTCGTCATCTAATAAGAATTTTAGCGCCCCCAGTGATTTTGTGTCCGTCAATTCTTTTGCGGTTCTTGATGGCTCGTCAAATTACACTTTTATGCTGAATAAGGATGTGAATTTCATTCGTCAGGCTTTTGGGCTGGTCGCCACAACAGGGTTGCCACGGTATTACGCCCTGGAGGATCACGATACGATATTGTTGGGGCCTACCCCGAATAGTAATTATTCCACTGAACTGAATTATTTCTACAAGCCGCAGAGCATTGTGGATGCGGGGGATACTTGGCTTGGCGATGAAGTACCCTCAGCGTTGCTGTATGGTTGTTTAGTGGAGGCTTACACATATATGAAGGGGGAGCCTGACCTTCTGCAACTTTATGACACGCGCTTTAAAGAGGCCATGATCAAGCTAAAGGAATTGGGCGACGGCAAGAACCGTACCGATTCTTATAGGTCTGGCCAAGTTAAAGTTCCGGTGCAGTAATGTTAGACCTAACCGCAGGTGAGGTCGGGGCTGTTCAGGTCTACACTACGCAGAACCGGGGGCATTCTGCGGAAGAGTTAACGGAGATGGCTCTGAACAAGATTATTCTTATCGGTGGGGATGCCCCAGAGCCGATAAGGTCACAGGCAGAGGCATATAGAGACCGGTTGCGTAACATAATCCTGTTCTATATGCGCCAAGCAATGTTGAGTGAGAGGGCCACGTTCCGTGCAGAACTGACAGAAGAATTGAAGGACACCCAATAATGGCGATCACACAAGCACTTTGCACCAGTTTTAAACAAGAGATTCTTGTTGCGGAGCATAATCTTACTAACGGCGCTCATACGATTAAAGCGGCGCTTTATACAAGCTCGGCTACTTTAGGCGCGACGACCACTGTGTATTCGGCCACAGACGAAGTTTCTGGTACTGGGTACTCTTCCGGTGGTGGGGCCTTGACCAATGTTACACCAACAACATCAGGGACAACGGCGATTGCGGATTTTGCAGACGAGACATGGTCTTCATCATCTATCACGGCGCGAGGTGCGCTTATCTACAACGACACGCACGCCTCAAATGCTGCAATCTTGGTGTTGGATTTTGGGGCTGATAAGGCGTCAACGTCGGGGGACTTCACCATTGTCTTCCCGGCGGCTGATGCCAGCAATGCAATTATAAGGATAACGTAATGGCAAGCACAGCATCAGACCTCATTAAATTTGAGAAGATGGCTACCGGTGAGAAATCCGGTTCTTGGGGCACATTGGCCAATCAAGCAATATCGCGCCTTGAAGAGAAAGTGGCCGGATATCGGGCTATTACTCTGGCTGGGTCTACATATGTTCTGGATGATACCCAGTATGTTGAGAATAGTGGAGCCACCGCAGAGAGCCATCTGGCTATTATCAAGGCTACCGGCACCCCTGGCGCATCTCGACAGATAACTATACCTTTGCGCACGCAACAGTGGCTCATGTGGAATGCCGTTACTACCTATGACTTGACGATTGCCGGTGCTTCGGGCGATGCCGTCACGATCTCTAACGGCTATATGGCTCACGTCTTCACAGATGGCGCTAACGTCGAGTTTTCCACCCCGCTGACCACTTCTGCTGGCGTGGTTGCCCCAGCGTCCATGCCAGCCGCCACATTGACGGCACAGGGTGCTATTGAGATAGCCACCGGGGCAGAGACCAACACAGGCTCTGACGCCACCCGTGCCGTTTCACCGGATGGCCTTGATGAGTGGACCGGAAGCGCACAGATTACGACAACCGGCGCATTGGCCAGTGGGACTATCGCCACCGGTTTCGGTGCTATAGACAACGGCGTTTCAAACCAGACCACTGGCGGGCAAATGATCCTTGATGTCGATGGTTCTGGCAAGAGTGCGGCAGGGGCTCTTACATTGGGCGCGGGGGCTGATGCGGGTGTCTGGTTTGATGGCACTGACATGAAAATAGATACATCTGGGAGCCTTAATTTTGCTGATAATACCGTAAAAAGGCTGAACCTTCTTGATTATGGCGAGGTAACTAACGCTATTGGGGGCACTGGTGGCGGCACTCAGGACATCGATCTTGCGTTAGGAAATAGTGTTACGGCAACCGTAGACACCTCCGCCAACACCTTCACATTCAGCAACCCGACAGCCTCTGATGAGCTATGCTCGTTCACTCTGGGCCTGACCAACGGAGGAAGTCAAACTGTTAATTGGCCGGGGACTGTTGACTGGGCCGGTGGCTCGGCACCGACATTAACGACGAGCGGCGTTGATTGGCTTGAGTTCTGGACAGTAGATGGCGGCACAATTTGGAATGGCGCATTAGTCGGAGCAGCGTTTGCATAATGGCACACAAACGTAGAAGAGCGGCGGGAGGCGCGTCTGGCTATGAAGTTGATTACTCATGCCGGTTCAATGATGATGATAGTGCCTATACGCAATTTACCACCGATGATATAGGCGGTAGCAACACAACGATGGCGTGGGGTGTTTGGGTTAAACGCGGCAACCTAAGTAGCGTCCAATACATTTTTGGGTTTGATAATGATGCTGGCGGACGAGAACAATCTATGCGTTTTGATGCGAGTGATCGTATTGAAATAGTGTTCAACGAACAAGGTGGCGCTAGACAGCTTCAGTACGTTTCGACACAGGTCTTTCGCGATCCTCATTCTTGGTATCATATTTCCGGCTATGTAGACACCACACCAGCTTCACCAGAATTTAAGCTGTGGGTAAATGGTGTTGAAGTTACTGTATGGACTACAAGTACCAACGCATTAAATCAAAATGACACGCTTTATATTGGCTCGTCGATTAAACGCCTTTCCATAGGGGCGACAGCAGCAGGGGCTTCATTTTTTGATGGTTTGATTTCTCAATTAGCAATACAGGACGGGCAAACAATCAGCGATGCTACAAATTATGGTGAGACTGATGCTAATGGTGTGTTTCGTCCTGTGGACATTACAGGTCTGACATTCGGAACGGGCGGCTTTTTACTTGACTTCGCCGTCGCCCCCGGCACAGGCAACGGCGCTGGCACGGATGTCTCTGGCAACGCCAATCACTTCACCGACAATAATCTGGCTGCGAATGATCAGGTGGTGGACGTTCCATCGAATAATTTTGCAACGGTGTCATCTATCCATCCAACGTGGAGTGCGGCTGTAACTCATTCAGACGGAAACCTCGCTATAGCGGGGACGGCTGCAACCGTTTGGAACGTGGCGGTGGCTTCGCAAACTGTCACCGAGGGCAAATGGATTTTAGCGTATATTCCGCTGGTGGTCGGCTCTGGTCGTGGTGATCCTTTTGTATTTGATGCGGACGCACAGGACAGGACCGAAGCTAATCCGTCAGGTACGAGCGCAAACGCCTGGGGAATGTCGTTCGATACTTCCTCCGGCTTTAGTCAGCAGCATACTGGCAACAATCATAACTGCACCATGTCGCCAATTTATGCGACTGGAGATTACGGCCTGATAGCGTTTGATGCAGATGCAAAAAAGGTGTGGTTTGGCTGGTATGATGTAAGCACGACCACGTTAAGTTGGGGAGGAACAACAACGAATTTCGATGGCGATCCCGCTGCCGGTACGGGCGAAGGATTTACGGTCACTGGAACCCGTTGGGGCTTTGCTTTTGAATTATATACTGGGCGATCTTGTGAGGTCGATTTCGGCCAGCGGAACGACATTCTTTCCAATATTACCATCCCTACCGGCTTCAACTTCCTTAACACCACCAACCTCGCCGTTCCTGCCATCGCTGATGGTGCCGACGAATTTGTCCTGGTAGTTGACACCGAGTCCAATATTGAGGCCACGTTGGCGACGGCCCGTACTGGTTGGTCTAGCTACGTTGACATCCTCAAAAACCGTGACTCTGCCGAGGCCTGGATATGGCGCTGGAGCAACGATAGTTCAAATGAGACGTTAGTGGTAAACGCCAATTTGACCTATCAGAGCAAGGT